TTATTGGACCAACCTGAGGAAGTATAAAACCCTGGCTCTATAATATTATTCAAATCTACATTATTAATTTGTGCTAAACTTAGCTTTGTTTTTTCCTCTTTAGTTGTATATAAATTTTCCAATTTCTCCAAAAGTGATCCATTGTCAAATGGAATATAATTATTAACGTTTGGAGATATATCACTATTATTATTTTTGCAAATATATAGCTTTTTTGTGTTATTATCCCAGTATGCTTTTCCTGCCTCTTTTAATCCTATTTCATTCAGCACTCCACCATAATCTTTTCCCATCATCTGAGTGAACTTATTTCCTTCTAATGCTGTACTTTCTTCTGTTCCAAACTTAACAATTCCATACTGCTCAGCTGAAGCATAATCAGTTTTATTAACTTTTTTACTCATCCCTTCATTGAACTCTTGATGTGTTATATAACTATGTAAATCAATCTTAGCATCTACTTTTGAACCACTTGTAATATTGAAATAAAATACTAATACAAAAGAGTGGGGACTATCTTTCATTAGTGGAATATAATCATATTTATCTCCAGCATTTGCATATGCATAAAGAATTTCTTCACCTTCATTTCCTTGTGCGTAAAGTCCAACCTCTCTGAATATTTTGTCTTCTCTTAGTTCCGCATTAGAAAACTGAACTTCTATAGCTACTATATTTTTTTCATCTCCTTGTATTTTACAGTTAGTTACATTAGCTGTTCCCCATTCTTCTTTTAGATCTGTTAAAAATCTAATTTCATCATTTGAAGTTATTGAACCACTTCCTAACTTTGCTTTTGTAAAAGTTAGAGTTTCAGATAAATTTCCATTTATCTTAGCTTGAAGTTGTTCACCTTTCTTTGTTAGCTTTAAGCCTTCAAAATAACTCATTATGTAGTCCCTCCTATTTGAATTATCTTAGTAAATCCTATCCCTTGAGCTATATTCAATCCTGAATTTATTCTCATAGTTTGATCTAGTTTAAAATCAGCTTTTATCTCTATTTTTTTTATACTCTCAACTATTGAGGAGTAATATTTATTACTTTTATTATTGATTATTTCAAGTTCCCAATACATCCTTGCCCCAGCCTCACATACTTTATTTAAGTCAGGCATTTTATTAATAACCTTTAAATCATCAATCATGTTTACCTTAAATAGTTGGCTAGCTACTTCTTGCAATGGTCTTGTTTTTAATTTTGTAACTTCTTTATTAGTAAGTTCCCTAGTTAATGAAAGTAAAAACTCCGTATTAGGTAATCCATCAAGTGCCATTTTTTTAATAATTAATGCTTGTCTATAAGATTCATCATCTCGACCATTTCTCTTTTCATCATATCTTTCTCCCATAAAATCTAAGAATATTCCTGAGGATTTTAATAATGATGTTTGATTTTTTAAACCTTCTATTAAACTGTCTATATACTCAATAACAGGCTTCAAGGTCTTATAAAATTTAATTGTATTTTCCTTTTGAAAATGTAAAGGTAAACCCTTTATAACCTCATCTATCATGATATTCTCCCAGCACTCTTCGGTATTTCATTAAAGTTTAATTGAATTGAATTACTCCAAATAAGGGTACTTTTTTTTCTAAACTTTAAATCAAAATCAGTGTATTTATAGTTTTTATTGTAAAGATATTCAAATAAGAATGTCCCATTTGATAGTAAAGCCCCTATTCCAGCTTCATTAATGTACTCATCAATTAAGTTTTTGATTTTCAATTCATCAGCACTTTTTATATCCAATTTATATTCAATTTCTGTTTGAGTTGGTCTGTCAAATCTTATAACTTCATAATGATTTAGCACAGATGTTGGAACATTTACAACAACACTTCCCCTTGTATCAGGTGTATGAATGTGCATATAAATAGCATGTGCTATTTCTTCTTTTATTCCTCCATCTACAACTATCCAAATGCTTTTTGGAGAAAGTCCAAAACTGTCAATATTCATTGTATTATTTCTTATCCCATTAGCACTTTTCACTCCTGGTAATTTTCTAATAGCATTTAAAACAGGCAATAAAGCCCATTCTCCTTTACTATTTCCAGCTAAATATCTTTTTAAATACTCATAATCAGTTTCAGAAGAAAGCCCACCTTCTCCAATTTCTATGTTTTGTACATCTACTATTGAAGCTGGTGCTTTTATAACTTTTTCAATTTTATTAATTTGAATGTTTCCTTCTTCTCCATCGAACAAGCTTTGAAATAGTATTGTTTTACTCTTTGAAGAATCCACTTCAAACCTTTCTATATTTTCATACCTTGTTCCGTTTTCTGCTTGGATAATAATATCCCCTTGTATTACATCAACAAAGCCTGTAGCTGTAACTTTGCAATGTACTTGGGCTTTTGTTCCAAATCTTCTAGGAAAAAAATATAATAAATTGTCTAGTTCTTCATTTTGTGCATTATAAATATTTAATCCTCTTGCTATTGAAATAATCTTATCTTCCAGATAAGAACAAAGATATATAAAAGGTGCTGCTAATTTGTAATAATCACCAGTTGGCTCAACATTGAAATCACTCCCAAAGTTTTCTTTTTTCTGTGCCTCTTTTTGTACTAACTCCATCAGTCCTTGAAAGCCTTTTGTTTCAAATTTATCCACTGATAATCACCTCTTTTTCTATATCATTATGTTCTTTATGAGTTATATAAATCTTTGCTTTTAAAGTTCTTTCTTCCTCAGAAATTATTTGATAACTAACTGTCTCTATTTCACTTCTAAACCATTCTTGTAGTTTTCTACAAATATGTTCAAGTTTGTATTCAGCTACATCTTGCTCATTTATTATTCTTATATCAAGTCCTAAATTTTCATCATAAAAGCACTCTATTGAGTATATTTTTAAAGAGTTTACTACTCTTTGCCAAAACTCTTCTATTCCTGAAATGGTTGAAAAGTTAATATCTCCATCATTCATTTTTATAGCTTTCATTAAACTACTCCTCCACTTGTGTCATTTCCTTTTGCTACTCCTGAATGCTTATGATTTTTTAAGCTCTTATCTCCAGCCTTAACATCTTCTGTTGCTGAAACAGTTCCAGTTGAGGCTATATTCCCAGTTTGTGTTGTATTTCCTTTTTGAGTAGTATCTCCAGTTATTTCAACATTTCCTTTTTGACTAGAATTTCCTTTTAAATCAATATTTCCTTCCTCTAATCTATCTCCAATAATTCTAATATCAGAAGGAAATTCAAGATTTTCAGTAGCATTTGGAATTGTGAAAGGTAAAATAAAGCCATTATTTAAGTTATTCCTTCTATTTGAATCCATAACATCATGAGAGCCTTGACTTATATATGAAGAAATATCAAAAGTTAATATAAAATACGGCATTATATCCCCTTCTTTGATATTCCAATCAATATGGTCTTTACTATCTCCGAATAATGCGACTGGAACATTACGGAGTACAGGCAAAGCAACTCCATTTGGACTAAACAAAGGCTCAGCATCTACAAATCTACCCTTTCTTATTTTTTGTATTTTTACTAGAATTATCCTTATGTTTTCCGTCATCTTTCATCACTTTTACTCCCAGTTTCATATTCCAACTATCATTTAAAGAAATATTTACCTCTTCAACTTGCATAAACCCACTAACATCATCACTTGAAACATATACAATGTCTCCTTTTTTTATATAGTGAATTGGGAAACATTCAACAGTATAGTCATATTTATTACTTTCTTTTACAGTTTTCTTTTTCTTTTCCTTACTCCATTTTTCATCTTTCTTACTATCAGTTTTTTTATTATCTGACTTTTTATTTACTTTTGTTTCCTTTTCTTGCTTTTCAACAGCTTCAGGATTATGTATCAATCCACTTTCAAAAGTTAAATAAATAGCCTGATTTTTCTGCTTATCTGTATAAATATAAAGGTCATCACCTTTTAAAGTCATTTTACTTTCAGAATCTCCAACTAATTCTTTCAATTCCTGAAAGCCTTGACTATAACAAGTAAAACCATTTGTATAAACTTTGTCTTTTTTTAGATCCATAGAAATAAGATTTAAACCTAGTTCCTTAGTAACTTCCTTAATAGCTTCTGATATTCTTACATTCCCATCCAAACTAATAGAAACTATTTTACTGCTATTCTTAGTTCTCTCTGAACAAGTTAGCTCTTGAACAAAAGAAGCCCCATCTCTTGCTTTTTTCTTTTTAATAACTTCATATTTAGAATAATATCCAATATCAGAATCATATCCAAACCAAAGCTCTATTTCACTTCCTACTTCTATGTCCTGGCTTAAATTGTATATTTTAAATGTCCCTACTCCTACTTTTCCTTCTTCTCCACTTTTTACTTCAACATCAAACTTTAAACCATCGTTATTATGGTCATTTACTTTTACTCCATTTATAACAAGATATGAATTTCTTGGGAAAATAGGTCTATTTGCTATAAATTCCATTATTCCTCCACTAAAAGTTCAATTTTATCTATATTTTCATAGTCAATTTTTACTGCTTTTCTGTCCAAAGTATTAGGAATAATGTATTTTTGTGGATATTTTTTATTAAAGTTTCCTTTTTCATCAATCAATTTATTAAACCAAAGCGGAATACCAAATAAAATAGGCTCATTTGGATATATTAAATTATTCTCAATATCATACAGTGTTACATATACCCTTTTATCATAAGAATTATATGTAAATTCAAATTGAAAGGTTGTCCCTGCAATAGTTACATCAGTTATATATGGAATTGATTCTTTCATTATATTTATTTTCATTCTTATGCTCCTGGTAATCTTATATGCTCACTTTGTAAATCTCCTTCCCAGTCCTTTTTTCCAGTAGCTTTATTTTTTGCCTTTGCTGTTGTTTTTATTTTTGTTTTCTTTCTTACAGCAGGTTTAGCCTTTTTGCTGGGTGCTGGTATCATAGAAATATGAGCAATTTTTATTTCAACTAAGGAAATTGTGAACTCTGTATAATATAAAGATGTTATTGTATTCTCTATACTTGTGATAGCCATATTTTTATATAACTTAATCATATACAAGTCCACAAGTTCTCTTTTATTCCTAAGTTCTATAACTTTTTCAAAAATTTCTTTATGATCAGTTCCAACGATTTGGACTTTAAAAGACAGTTCCAAAGGGTTTGGAGTTATATTGTCAGCTATTTGAGTTCCATCATCTATTGGAACTGTTGGAACATCATTAGAATAGCTTTCAGATACATCAGAAACTAATTGAAGTTGGATATTCCCAAGTAAAATAGGTGGAGTTTTCTTAATGTGATTATCAATTTGATTAGACAATGAGTTAGCACTGCTTAAAAAACTACTTACTTTACTCATCAAATTTGTTATTGAAAACATCTATATATCTCCTTTTGCAATCTCATTTTGTAGCATAAAATCCTCTAATTTTTCCACTATTATTTCTCCTACTCTATTCCAATCGGTTTCAGCTTTTGTTGTTGGCATGTTTATAGTAAGATTTAATATAACTTTTTTATCAGATTTACTAGATCTTTTACTATTTGTTGAACTTTTTATATCTGAAAAACTATTATTTTCTATATTTGAATAAGTATTGTTTTCTTCAGCAGTTAGTACTCTTTCTCCTTTATGCAGTTCGGCTATATAGCCATCAAAAGGGACATAGTCAAGCCCCGTTTTATGTGTCCCATCTATCACAGGAGTATCTTCAAAATATACTCTTTCAGTTGTTGCATTTTTCTTTCCACTATCATCAAAAAACCATGATATCCCTGGCAATGATTTTATTTTTTGCCCTAAATTTGAGAAAAATCCTTTAATGTTTTCCCAAATTTTAGCAACATAATCTAATATAAAATCAAAGGCTGAAGCAGCAGTTGACTTCATCGTCTCCCACACTTCTTTTAATTTATCTATTAGTTTAAAAAATACATCAACAGCTTTATCCTTTAAACCTATGAAAAAATTGCCTATATCAAGTATTTTGTTATATAAATAACTTCCTAACTCTGAGAACTTTGCCTTTATTAAATCCCAATTTTCTATTATTAATTTTCCAATTGTAATAATTAAGCCAAAAGGAGTAAATAACATAAATATCTTTTTCCCAACATCCCATAATGCCTTACCAAAAGATTTTATTTTCTCCCATATTTTTACAAAAAAATCTTTTATTTTTACTCCAAAGGCTTTTATACTTCCCCACAGTGCAGCTAATTTTGCTTTTATTAAATCCCAGTTTCTATATAATAAAACACCAATAGCTATTACAGCCCCTATTCCAAGCATAATAGGATTAAATGAGAATCCTGCTAATGCTGTTTTTAAAGCTCCAATTAAAACTATAATCTTATTAATTACAAAAATTCCAGCTATTGCACTTGCTAAAGGAATTAAAACTTCCTTCCACTTAACAATAAAATCTATTACTTTTCCACCAACATTTATTATTTCTCCAAAAATATTGGATAGATTTTCTGCCCATCTAGTAAAAGTTCCATCTTCTTGAAGCCTTACTAAAGTATTAGCAAATGGAATAATAACTTTATCTCTAAGAATTTGAAATGGAGAGTTTTCAACTATATCTCCAAATTCATTTATTCCTGCCAATGTTGAAAGTGCTGACTTTGCAGCCCCAGATATAGTTGATAGTCCTCCCTTAAATGTTTTAGCTTGTTTTTCCATTGCACCACCAAAACGAGAGTCCATCATTTCAAACAAAGTCTTATTAAATAGTTCTAGATCATTAATTTGTCCTTTGCTATTAAATATTTCTAAGCCCTTGCTTTTTCCAAACTCGGCAATCATATTCTTAGTAATTCCAAATTCTTTTAATCTTTCAAGTTCTCCAGTTCTTGCATCAGCAACAGCTTCAATAGCCTGGTCAAAACTTTTTCCCATTCCTGAAGCCATGTCTCCAATCATTTCTAAATAGGTCCTATTAGTAGTTTTCAAAATCCTATCTCCTTCAATTCCGTAAGATTGAAGTTTAGTCATTCCTCCAACCACTTCTTCTGTTTCAAATGGTGTTTTATTAGCAAATCTACTAGCCCAAGCTAGTTTCTTTCTTGCCATGTTTGAATCTTTCAAAACAGTTTCAAGTGTATTTCTATACTGTTCAATATTCCCTGCTCCTTCAATAGCAGTTTTTAATGTAAACCCTGCTGCTAATGTTGTAGCAATTCTTTTTAAAACTCCTAAAAATGAATTAGCTTTTTCCCTACTATTTTGAAATTGTTGCTGGGCATAATTTCCAAAGTTTCCTAATCCTCTACGAAGTCCAATAAATCCATTTCTTAATTTTAAAATAGCAGGAAAGTTAGCTACAATTTTAGCTTTTAATGCACTAAAAGTTGAACTTATTTTATTTTTAAAATTGACTATATTTTGCTTTACTGAATTAATTTTATTTTTTAAACCACTAAATGCTGAACTTATAGAATTTTTAGTATTATTCATACTATTTTTTAAAGCATCAATTTGTGCATCAATTTTTTTTAAAGAATCTAGTCCATCTCCTATTACTTTAAAAGCCAATGTTAATTGCTCAAGCATAGCTAACTCTCCTCCTTACTAATTTTTATTTTTTCTTTTAGCATAATTGGCCCAAGCTAATTGTAAAAGCATATACTCCTCATAACATAATTCACCAACAGGTTTATTAAAGTATGAAATTTTAGATTCAAAGCAAATGTCAAACCTTCCCTGTTTAATTTCCCTTATTTTCTCCAAAGTTTTTAATGAATAAAAAGGGTGTTTGCTGAAATTCTGTAATAACATTTACCAATGTTAATAAAGCTTCTTGGTCCATATTAAAAAATTCTATATCTCTTGCATCTATTGGTTGAGCTACAAAAGTTGTCAGTAATTCTTTTGCTGTTGTTAATTCATCTTTTTTGGCTGAAAGTTTAAAAAATGTATCTGTTGAAACTCTTTCTACTCTAAAAGATCTGTCCATTGTTTTAAAATCTTTTCCAGTCATCATTAGATCAAATTCCAAAGCTCCTAAACCATCAGGCTTAAAAATTATATTTGAAACATTTTTATTTTTTAATTTTTCTAAAAATTCTTTATTTTTTAATTCTTGTTGTTCTTTTTTATTTTCCATTAGTTTATTACCTCACTCACACCAATGCACACTAGTTTAAACTCTCTTGAATCAGATTCTCCATCATTAGCCAATTCACTTTTATTTACTCCAATTTCCTTTATAGTTACTCCTCTACTATACTTTGAGTTGGAACTATCTTTAAAATATCCTGAACCAGTTACCACATTTTCAGAAGCATTTAAAAGTATTTTTTCATCTTCTGTCCCAGTTGGTACTGTTATGGTTATTTCCATATTTGGGTCTGGACTATACAGTATTCTTCTTTCTCCATAGATACTTTTATCTGATTGTTTATATTGATCTTCAGGAGCACCAACACTTAAACTTCTAAAATTTTTAAAGGTATATCCATTAAAAATAAAAATTTTCTTACTTAAATCAGTCATTATTCTTTTCCTCCTATGTCTTTATTAGTCTTCATTAGAGTTAAATCAATAAAATATCCCCAATTTCTTATTCTAAACTTAACTCTTGGTCTTATGATCCTTAATCCTCTTTCTGTAGCTGTTTGATTTACAGGATATACTATGAACTCATATTTTTTATTTTTTTTAGCTATTAATTTATTAGCTCCCATTTCTTCCATAGTATTATTTAAAGTTTCTTCCAAAAAAGCATATCCTTCATCATCTTGTGGAAACCCCTTTTTTATCATTGCTTTTTCTAAATTTTCATTTAGATTTACAATAATACAATCAATAGCAGTTGTGTCATCTAAATAAGTTCCATCTGTTGCTTTTCCACCATTGGCTGTTATATAGCCTTCTGATGTTCTTTTTTCCACAAATGTAATATTATTTTTTGTAAGTTCAGGCTTCTTAGCTAGTTCAGTGTCAGCTGTTACTCCTTGTAACTCTATCATTGAACTTCTGTATCCTGCACCCTTTGTTATAACTACTCCTGCGTAAGCTGCTGCCTTATATTCTTTATCTGCTTCATCTCTTTTTAAATTCCAAATAGGTGCTATTCTATCAGATTTTAAATTATCAGCTATTGGATAAGCTTTTACTTCTGTAATATAGACTCTTCTATTTTCTGTTAAAAATGAACTTACAGCCTTCATTGTTTCAACACTATCAAAAGTTGTTAAAAGTGCATACCACTCTTTGTCTAAATTTTCATTTAACACTTCTTTCAATTTATCCTCAATTTTTTCTTGTCCACTTACAGTAACTCCAACTATTCCAAAGAAATCAGGTTTTAATATATTCCCGTCTCCATCTCTTTGTCCTAAAAACTTTTCCACTAATTTATATACTTTTGAATTGTTTCCAAAATCATTAGCAACATCTTTAGAGTTCATATAGTATTTAAAATCTGCATTTTTATCATTTGTAACTATAAGAGTTTTATTAAGTGCTGCTATTGTTAAATTTAACTCTTGTTCTAATGTAACTTTTACTGGTTCTCTATATACTCCCATTATTCTTTCCTCCTTGCTATCCTGCTTCTATGCTTTTCATTAACTAATAATTCTATTTCTTTTATTAGTTCAAGTTCTCTTTCTTTTGTTATTTTCATATATTCAAAAACTATGTCAAAACTACAACGATATTCATATTTAGCATTAATTAACTCATTTAATGATTTTATTTCACTACTTTTTACAACTCCAGCATCTATTCTTCCAATTTCTCTTCTTGCATTAAAAAGAATTAACTCTCTTAGTTCAGTTGAATTTTCCAAAGCCTCTTCTTGTGTTTCAGAATATACATCAAATTGAAGTCTTGCCATTATTCTATATTCTGTTGTTTCAAGATATTTTTCATCTTTTTTTATATATTCTCTTTCTGTGTATCCTCTAAAATCAGCACTATTTATATTTAAAACTTGATAAGTTGCATAGGGCTTTTTTGGAGGCTTTTTATCAGTAAAAGCTGGGATAATTTGGATATTACTCATTTTATTAAGTAGTTCAATTATAAGGTTAATCATCTTTTGTGCTCCTTTTCAAAATATAGCTTTTTATATCAGCTAAATAATCAAAGTCAGTTATTTCGATTATTTTAAATTCTTTTTCTCTTAAAATAGCAATATCTCCTTCTTTTAGCTTCTCTTTTGTAAATAACTCCATATCTTTAAGACTTATTTCGCCTTGTGGATAATATTTCAAAGTATCAGATGAAACAGGCATATATACACCTTTTATAATCTTTTCTTTTTCTTCATCAGTTATATATTTTCCTTTTTCCCATCTTCCTTCAACTTTTGAAATAACTTTTATATTTGTTATGTGCTTACTTAATAAAATAACTTTATCCATTTTTATATATCCTTAAAGTCTGACAAATACTCTATTGTCCCATTTTCATTTACTATTTGATACCTAATTGCAGTTATTAAATACCCTGCATCTATTAAAGGTTTTGTATTTTCCTTTTTTCCTTTTGAAGTTTTTATTTTTAATGTCTTTGGAGAATTAGGTATTGCCCAATTTTTTGCATCCTGAATACTTAAAATAATCATCCCTCTTATAGTTTCTCCTATTATCATTAATGCTTCTTTTCCACTTAACTCTCCCTTAATTACCTTATTTGGAGTTTCTTTAATCAATCTTGAAATAGAGCTTTTATTGCTATCTAGCGCATTTCTCATAAAAGGACGAGCTGGTATATCAGGAGTTCCAAATTCATTCCATATTGCATAATCTAATATAGTAACTTTTCCATTTTCTCCCATTAAACTTTTATCAATAGCCAATATGCCAATTTCTACCTGGTGTTTTGCTAAATATTCAATTTCTTTCAATGCTTTAACTATCATATTTCTACAACCCCAAATAAATCTCTTACTCCTCTTACAAAATTATCTGACTGTTCTATTTTATTAAGAAAAGTATAGCTTATTCCTCTTATTGCATAAGATTTTAAACCCTCTTCATTTGTTATACTCTCTTTAATTATTGAACAAATAAAAAGAAGAACATCAGAAGGGATTTCATCATACCCAGCAATATATTGAATTTCAACATAAGAATTTTTAGAAATTATTTCATCAAAAATTACTTTTCTGTTAATATAACTAAATGGAAGTATTTTACAGCCTCTATTAGCGTTCAAAACCTGTTCAATTTTCTTTTCAGGAAGAAATACATAATTTGTATTAAGTCCATTAATTAAATTTGTTATTTTAGCTTTTAATAGCTTATAACCTATAACCCTTTCAATTTTAAGAATTACACTATTAATATAAAATTTTAAAAGCTCTTCATCTTCTATTCCTGTAAGACTTTTAGCTATATTTAAGTCATATCCTAATTCTTTATCCATCACTTACTCCTATTTTCAGCTCCTGATATAGAAATACCAGGAGCTTTTTTACTAGGCTTTTTTCACTACTTTTACAAAATATTCAGGAAGTTGTACTCCAACACCTACTCCTTTTTCCATATAATATTTAGTTAGCCCTTTTGATGTTATCTGATCTTCTAGCTTCATAGTCATCTTTGGATTTTCTATTCCTAAAAGTCCTTCTTTAACATTTCCAAAAACCATAACTGGATCTGTTGCTGCAACTGCTTCTTTTAATGTTTTTAACCCAGAACCTTCTGATTCTACTAATTCAACAGGTCTTGACATTAATGTTCTTGTATTTCCTGTGTTTAAATCTGTTATGTAAAAATCTTTGTTAGTATTTTTTAATTTACTAATTTGTTGCCATGTTTCTCTTCTTATATACCAGTTTGATTCTTTAGCAACATCAGTAGGAATTGAATAATAGATATCTATTATACTTTCTATAAATTTTGCATCATCAGATGTGTCAATTTCTTGTTGATTTGTTACAGCAGTGTCTTTTAAAATTCCTAATGGCATATTTGTACCACTTCCATTGAAAACAGAATCTGCTAATTTCAAACCAAGAGCATATTCTACTCTCTTTAATAAGAATGTTGCATAACCAACATAATTTGTTGCTAAAAGCTTATTTGTAACAACAGGTAAAGCATACAATTGAAATATATTTACAGTTATATTTTCAACTTTTGTTACAGCAGTATCTTTTCTTTCTTCAACTTCTCCTACCCATCCAACTTCTGGTAGACCTGCCATTTCTCTTGGAATTGTTATTCCAGCATCATCAGTAGTAATAAATGTTATATCTTTTAGAACTGGATTAGAATCTTGAATTCTTTCTAAAATCTTTTTTACTATTGTTGTTGTTACTATTGCCTTTCCTGTAGTAGAACCTGTTTTACCATCTCCAACTGTCATATCTTTAAATTCTAATTTACTGTCTTCATTAAAGACAATTTCATTCTTTTGTCCATTATCTTTAACATTTAGCAACATTGCTTTAAATTGTGCTGCGTCATCTACTTCTTCTTCAGTTGCTTTAAAATCTGCTTTTAATCCTTTTAATACATCATTTAATTCATTGATTTGTTTAGAAAAATTTTCTTTTAAATCTTTTTCTAAACTATCTTTTAATCCATTAAATTGTTCTGTAAGTTTTGAGAATTCACCAGGCAATTTTGCTATTTCCTCATCTGTTCCTGCCTTTAATAAATCTGCTTTAAATGTTTCTAAAAGTCCTGTAAATATTTCAATTAATTCCTCTTTTCCCATTCTATTTCCTCCTATATTTTCTTCTCCAAAAACTCTTGTTACTCTGCTTCCTGGAACTGCTGCTTTAGGTGTTAAACTTCCTTCATAAGCATCAAATTCCAAAATATCAATATAATATTTCCCATCTTCAACATAATCTTTATACTTTGTCATAACTCCACCAACAGACATCTCAAATTCTGCACCTAAGTCCTTCATCAACGAATAAACTTTCATTGCTTCAGGATTTATATATGCTCCACTTTCATCTTTCTGCAAGTGAAATCTTCCTTCTACTTCAAAACCTTCCTTAGTTTCTTTTCCAATTAAAGTTCCAATTGGGATTAGAGAACCCTCATGGTTATATTGTAAAAATAATTTTTTACCATCATTTTTTTTCATGCTCCCAGTTTTAAATCTGTAAATACCTTTTGCTGTGTTATCTCCTTGCATATTAACTAGAAGTCCTTTAAATTTGCCTTTAGAATTTTCATCTTCTTTAAACTCTGCAAGATTACATTTAAAATTTAAAACTTCATCGGAAAATTTAATTCCATACCTTCTTTTTTTTGACATGTTCTCTCCTTTATCTAAAAACTACTTTACAACGACAATTAACAACTTCTGAAGCAGGTAACCCATCTTGATGTGGATGCTCAGCTTCTACTCCATCTTTTAAAGACCATTTATAATCTATTGGAACCCACTCTCCATCTAATGCTTTATGATTTTCACGATGTGTTTTTTGTCCACCAATATGTACCCATCTTTTTTCTTTCATAATTTTTTTGGACATTTCATAGCTTGTGCTATTAACACTTTTACTTGTTTCAGTTCTAGCAATTGTTGTAGCTCTTTGTTCTGTCATTCCATTAATACTTTTCACTAATTCATCAACTAGATCTTTTTGACCTAAGCCTGCTTCCTGTCCATCTGTAATTACTTTATTCAAGATTTGTTTTGTTGTATTAGTCATTCTTTTAGCTTGTTTTCCAGCATTTTGTTGATTCCAATTCTTTAAAAAATAATCTCTAATACCCTTTATAGTTTTAGATTTTATTTTTTTCTTGTAGATATTTTGAAAGCCTTTAAAAGTCTTCTCGAATGTATATAAGTAAACTACTTCAAGTCCTTTTTTAAATTTTTTCAAAAGCCATTCATAATCAATATTTATAATTGTTTTTAAATCATAAGCTTTTGAGTTATCTTCAATAACCTTTTCTCTTAGTTCTATAAATATTTTTTTTATTATTTTTTTGTTTCTAGCTGTTAATCTCTTTTCTAATATTTCAAATTCTTTAATTATTCTTGCTTCTCTTTTCATATATCCTCACTACTTTCCTCTTTATCTTCAATTGGATTTGTGAGTTCTTCTAAAGTCATATCTCCACTACTAACAAGTAATACATCTCCACCTTCAACATCTCCTAAACTTAAATCAGTTAATAAAGATACTATTTTTCTATATTCATTTATAGTCAATCTATCTTTCAAAGGTTCAAGTTTTGTTATGATATCTCCAATGTCTTCTTTAAGCTCGTCTGCCCCACTTAAATCATAGTCAATGAACTCTCCATTTTTTAAATACTCTGAAAATAAATAATTTAACCAACTTTTTAATTTATTAAAAAATGGAATAACTGCTTCACGATAGAGTTCTTTTTTAGCTTGCTTTCTGTTCTGATATGTACTTTCTCCACCTCCAACAAGCTCGGCAGGAACCCCACTTGCTAATGCTGCTCTTTCATGTGCTTTCTGCTCAGCAGTAGACCAATCACTGTCAATTGGTGCTCTTGAAGTATCTTGATACTTCAATCCAGAGCCAAGTACAATAGGTTTTCCAGCATTATCAGAACCTCCATAATGTGCTGCATATCTTGCTTTTATTTCCTCTCTATCCTCTTTGTCTACGACTCCTTCAGTCTGTAAAATTCCTCCTGGTTTCCCAAGATTTTTTGCAAGGCTCCAATTCCACTTCCAAGCCTGTTCACTATATGCTCCATACATAGCCATAGAATTATGCTTTGTATATCCACTTCCTATTCCACTTGAATTTATTCCATCTATTATATTCAAGTAGTTTGGACTTCTTATCCACATATAGTTTTTTAACTCATCTCCTACAATTGACCTAAACGGATTATTTATTCTTATCTCCCTTATTCTTCTACCTTCAAAATAGACAGTAAAATTTGAGGGGGAATGAACATATAGATCAGGTCTTAAAGAAGGGATTCCTTTTATAACTTCTAAAAGAACTCCATTATCACTGCCTTCTAGCCATACAAGCAGATAATCAAGAAAATCTTGAAAAGATGTATTAGGATTTATCATATTAAATAAGTCATTTAATACATGTTCTTTAACTAAATCTTTTCCTTTTCCATCTTTTGTCTTTTTATAAACTGCCATAGTTATATTTTGACAAGCTTGAATTTTTTTGGACATTGGAAGCATAAAGGCTGCTTTATATTCTATATTTGCTGTATAATCGGTTGGATTAAAATTTACATTATCATCTGTCATCACTGAACAATCTTTAAAAAACCATTTTTTTATCCATTCTCTAACACTCATAAACATACTTTCCTTTTTTCATATCATTTGAAAAAGCATACCTAGTTGCATCTATACTATGATTATTCTTATCTTCCAAACGAGGTAAAGCATTTCCATCTCTATCAGTTGCATAATCTATCATTTCAAACTCCCGAGAAATATTGGGTGTTCTTTTTGGATCAATTACTATTGCCTCTAAATCAGCAAGCCATTTTTCTCCATACTCAACACTCCCAGCTCCTTTTTTAGCTCCTGTAGCACTGATATCATATTCTCTAAGTTCATCTATACTTTTTGGTTCAGCACTATCACATATAACTAATTCATCATAATTCTTTGATATGATAAAAGTTGCTAATTCTCTATTTTTAATTCCTACTCCAAAAAACTCATCAATAGCATAGATTATTCTCTTTTTCTTATCATATCCCCAACGAACAAATGCCATTGGATCAACTCCATATCCCCAGTCAACTCCATTTCTAAATCTATCTAGCCCTTTTATTTCTTCATTGCTAATAGTTCTAATTTCTAAGTTATCAAAAGGAACTATTCCATTTCCAATAGGTTCTCCTAAGTATGTATGTTTGTATTTCATAGGGTTATTTAACTTTACTGTTTCAGCTCTTTTTACAAAATCATCTGAAATAAATGGATTATCAAGATAAGTTGAGTGGTGTACAAATATTTCATCATCTTCTTTAAAAGTATATTCATATTTTTTATTTACCCAATTATGCTTCATTTTTGGTGGGTTATAAGAGAAAAAACCTTTATACCTTAAATTATCTTTTAACTTTCCTCTATATATTGAATCAAGTACCATTTCTACTTCATCTTCATTTTTAAATTCGGCTAATTCCTCAAACCAATATTCTGTAATTGGAAAACTTGAATCAACTATTGATTTACTTTTTTGTGGATCATCAACTCCCATAAATATAAATTTATTTCCTCTCTCTGTGTATCTGATTTCTAAGGGGCTTAACTTATATTCAAAGTAGTCTTCAACTCCTAATTGCTTAATTGCCCATTTTATTTGCTCATAAACAGACTTCTTTAAAGTTTCACCAACTTTTCTAATACAAACTATATTTATAGGATTTCTAATTAAATCAAGTGTTAGCATTAAAGCTATATTACTTGATTTAGCTGATCCTCTTCCACCTTTACAAACTATTTTTGTATACTTGTTACTTTTCCAAGCTTTATAAACTTCATGAAATTTTGGTGTTAATACTTCTGATACTTGTTTAATTTCCCTTTTTTTCTTAGAGATTATCAACTATCAACACCCCTCTTTCTTCTTCAACTTCTTTTTTAGCTTGTTCTTTTTTCTTTTCACTTCTTGCTGTTACTTTCTCTACAACGCTTGCAACTTTGACCAAAGCATCCGCAGTTTTTGGATCTCGAAATTGTTCAGGATTTTTAGAGATTTCTATTAATATTTTTTTGTGAGTTTCATCAAGTAAATCAACTACATCATCTAAAGTCATTCCTGCTAGTTTCCTAGCTTCTTCAAATTCTTCTTTGTTATCTTTTATCCAACGATAGATAGTGCCTAATGATTTATTTAAAGCACTAGCTATTTCTTTTGCTGTTTTTCCTTGTGCATATAGCTTTTTAGCTTTTAATAACTCTAAATCCATAAAGCACCTCCATTATTTTTGTTTCTATATTGTTATAACTTTTTTCTTTTATAAATGTTTGGAAAAATTGGAAAAATAAAAAAAGAAGAAATAAAAATTCTTCTTTTTTAATAAATATTAATTATTTAATTCCTTTTTTAATTCTTTATAAGCTGTACTTATTGCTGTTCTTAGTAATGTTTCAGATCTGTCTGGAAATCTCATATTTATAATATTCAAAGTTTTTTCTATAAAATCTTCTTCGGAATATTTTTTAATCATTTCTAATAATTGTAACCTTGTTTTTATATAATTTTTTAATTCTGTCAAATTTACTGCATAATTTCCACTAAATTCTGTGCCAAAATCTATAGTCATATTGTTTCTTATTTTATTAGTTTGATTATTAAGAGAAATCATTTCTTCTATTTTATTAAATTTGTCTAATAATAATTTTTCACCTTCACTCACTTCTTTTTTCTGAGGTGTTACTTTGAAAAGAATTTCATCTTTTAAAACTCTTAAATATGGGTTCCCTTCTTCTTTACTACTTAAAGTTTCTTTGATTTTCTCTTTTAAACTTTTTTTAAAATTTTTAATATCATAGTAATCTAAATTTTTATCATAAGTTATATATCTTATTCCCGAAACATCAAATGGACATTTTTCCATATTATCAAATATTATGATAACAGATTTATTAAAAGCTATTCTCATTCCTAATTCAAATAACACATTAGGATTCCTATAACTTATATTACATATAGCTATTTTATCATGATATAATGACTTCACAATACTTTCTTGAATTATATCAGATTTTTCATTGTCACTAACCATTCTAAAAATTAACTTTTTCCTATTATCTTCCAATTCTACATTTAATTCATCTATTACTTCTTGAAGTATATTTTTCAATTTTTGCCAATATCCCGAATTAAATCCAGCTATTTCAGATATTGGTGCAATGTATCCACAATTAATTTCTTCAATTTTTTCTTTATCTTCCTCTATTTCTTTATTTTCTTTTTCCTTAGCCATATATACCTCTATCTTTACTAAAATAAACTATAGTTCAATTCTTTTTTTACTTGATGGGAGCTCTTAAAAGTGCTTTTTTTCTCTAATAATTCAAGACTTTCTAAATCAATTTTCCAAGTCCCTTTTATATTATTTTTTATGTATTGCCCACCTAAAAGTCCTCTTTTACAATAATTATAAACAGTTTCTGTACTGACTCCTAATCTTTTAGCTACTTGAGCAACACTCAAATATTTTTTGGACATCTTAAGCTCCCTCCTTTTTATTAAAATAATTTTTCTTATTTATTTTTTTTCTATTGTTTCATATTAATTCTTATAAAATTCAATTTTTTCATTTATTTTTTGGCTATATTCTATTAAACGAGAAAATGATGCATACAGCATCTTTTTATCTATCAAATTTTTTGGATAATTAAGTCCTCCTCTAAATATTACTTTATCTCCATTAATTGTATAAAGTTTTAGAAAATCACCTTTTATTTCATAATTTTCAACATCATACTCTAACAATTGATAACTTCCTTTTAATCTACATGAATGTTCCATATCATTTTCTGCTTTCATATCATATATTTCAATTTTTTCTAAATCTTTTTTAAAAATTTCTAATTCATTATTTATTTTTTTAGATTTTATTTTAAGCATTGCATTTCCTCCTAATAGATTATTTTTATAGATTTAATAACTCTTTTTTCTTTTTATCAAATTCTTCTTGTGTGATAATTCCATTATCCAAAAGCTCTTTATATCTTTTTACTTCCGTTATTGGATCATTTGTATTTTGTACATTAGAATTATTAGTTTGATTCTTTTCATTTTCAGCACTAATTGAAGTCAATATAGCTATTATATCCTCAGCTTCTTGTTTGGCTGCTCTGTACACAAAGCCATCTTTTTTAAATTCAGTTTTCAAAAGCTCAATATATTCAGCTGGAACTACTTTATTATCCAAAACAATTTTTACTTTTAAGCTTCTAACAACTTCCTTTGACTTTTTCCCACCAGTAAGCCCTCCAACTACTGCTCCTATACCACCAAAAAGAGCCCCTCCAACTACTGCACTTCCAATTCCACCTTTTGTTATAGTATTTCCATCTTCTAAGATTTCATAACCTAATAGCTCAGAATAGTTATAAATTCTAGCTTTTGTTAGTAAAGTTTTGGGAAACAGTATTTTCTTTGCATTATCATCAAATTTTATTAGCTTTCCAACTCCTCTTGTAGCTACAAAATTTGCAATATCTGAATTTGCCTGTTTTTCTTTTTCTATCTCTTTTAAAATTTCACTTGTTGTTGTATCTTGTAGCTTTTTAAAAGTATTTCTATTATTTCCACATAGATCCAAGCATTTACTACATACAAATCCATCACTTAATTTTTTACTTGTTTTTTCTTTTCCACAAATTGAGCAAGTTCCTTTTTCACCGAATAATCCAAACATAAACATTCCCCCTTAATAAAATGATTAAATATATTAAAATATATCATATTATTTTTTAATTTTCAATAAAAAAGCTTGACATTTTATACACTATGGTATATAATAGATATATAAGGAGGTGAGGAAGTGAGTAGGAAAAAGAAAAAAAGAACAACCGAAGAAATCTTAATTACACTATCAATAATACTCGCAATATTAGAAATAGTTAAAGTAATTATAGAACTCTTCCAGTTATTCTTTTAAAACATCAAAGGGAAAGGGGAAGAAATTCCCCAAGTACCTTATCTCTTACTCAATTATACTATGTTAAAAGAAAAAATTCAAATGTTAATTTTAATTTTAGGAATTATAGCAGTTACAATATCAATCATTTTAAAATTTTTATAAAAAAGGAGGATCTTTGTGGCAGTATCAGAATCTCAAAAAAAGGCAAATAAAGCATATAGAGAGAAAAATCCAAAAAAAAATCAATATTTATCATACCGTTCAACAGCCCGTAGTTTTATTAATAATCATGCAACTTTAGAGGATTTGGAAGAATTAAAAAATTTAATTTTAAAGAAAGAAAAGCAATTAAAAAGAGAGGATTAATCCTCTCTTTTAACTTATATTTTCCCTTATTTTTTCAAATGCTCTATGTTTTATACTATGTACCCACTGCCTTGACATTCCAAGTTTTTCAGCTACTGCTTGTCCTGAATAACCCTCAAAAAATAATAAATTTAAAACTTCTTTTTCTTGCTTTGTACAACAATTTAATAACTTTTCTACAAGCACTTTATTTTCTAAGGTTTCATTGTCTATACTTCCATCTTCAATTTCAAGATTTTCAATTCCTGAAAAATACACCCTTTCTTGTTCTCCTTTTTTTATTGCTTCAATAACATATTGAGGGACTCTATATCTCTCTTTATCAATGAATTTTCTTATTTTTGCTTCTATATGAAAATATAGATGTGTCATAAACTTTGTATTATAGCTTTCATCATAAGTTTTAATAGCTTGATAGATCCCAAGTATTCCCTCCTGGAATCCATCATCTGTATTTCCCCACTTATGATTAATCTTTCTAACAGTGTTCAAGTACCTTTCAATTAATGTTTCTATAGCTTTCTCATTTCCTCTTTTTGCTTCTCTTATAAGTTCCAAAACCTCTTGACTTTCCATTTTTATTCCTTATAAAGCTAGTTTACTTCTAACAATTTTTTCCTCAGCAACTTTTATAATATTTTTTAATTCCACTTGCTCCCCTATTATTTCATTTTGCCTATTCTCAATTCCTGCTCTTTTTTCTTGTAATTTTTTTAGTTTAGAATTTAAAAGCTCTATCTCAGCTTGAATTAATTCTTTTTCTTGTTTTAAATTATCTCTTTCTTTAAAATACTTATCTTCAAAATTATCCTCATCTATCCTAGCTCTTTTTAAATTATCCAGTAATACATTTAAAATAGCTTTATTTCCCTCATCACTTAGATCATAATTTATTTGATAACAAGTTACCATATTATCTCCAACTACTACATAAGTCATCATTTTATCTTTATTGATGAAAAACTCTGCTTTTTTATGAGCATCATAAGCTGCTGTACAGATATACTCAGTTCCTTGAAATTCAGCTTTTAAATCTGTTTCTAATCCTTCTATTTTATCTTCATTTGCTTTTCTCCAAATGTCAAATGTTCTATCATTAATGATTTGATATTTATAAACTCTTGAAGCATATCTCATAAGTGCATGTCTTGTTATATTAATTTCTTTCATTAATCTTCCTCCCAATCAGCTATTTCTTCTATATCATCAAATTCTGAACCACATTTACAACAATTAAAATGTTTTACTTCCACTACTTGACTTATATCTGTATCAAATTCAGCCTCAAATTCTCCACTTTCATCAAATTTCCCTTCTTGTTCTGCAATGATAGTTGCTACAAATTCAGTTCCTCCACATTCTTTACATCTCCACATTTTATATCTCTCCTAACTCTAAACAATCATCTCTGTCAGTGCTTTCAACAGCAACAAGCATTGTCCAACCACTATATTTATTAGTTTTAAATCTTTTTAAAGATTTTACTTTCCCTGTTATTTTTCCTCTTATGAATTGTTTTACTACTATACTTTTTCCTAAACTAAGAGGCTTTTTGGATGTGAGCATTGGCAATTCTCCATTATCAAAAGTTACATCTGTAAATTTACAAGGTAAAATTGTTATATAATTATCTATCATTCTTTTTATAAATTTTTTTGTATTCTTTTTATTCATTATTCCCTCCAATTTTTTTCTCCTGCCATTCTACTATTTCTTCAAGAATATAAATTAACTTACTGCACTCTTGAATACTCATATTATTTTCTGTTTTTCCTTTTCCCAAATACTCTTCAATAAATTCTTGCTTATCTTTTTCATAATAGACTTTATTGTATAAAGTGTTAAATCTACTTTTCTGCCTATCAGTTGCATAGTTATTTATTAATCTTTCTAAAATTTTGATAAGAACCTCAGCTTGTTTAGAGCTGAGATCCTTAGATGTTTTCTTATTAAATTTGCTTTCTAAAAGAGTTCTATAATTCTCGTCCTTTAGCTTTAACTTACTTTTTAAAATATGTATATATTTAATTTGCCCGTTCTTTATCTTCTCCATTTCTCTCCTCAATTACACTTGTAATAGACAATGGAACACTGACCATTTTTCCAGTTTTATCCTTATAATAAGCCTCAACATAAGTGCTTGATTTGCTTGGTTTATATGCTTCTTTTATTATTTTTACTCCTTCAAGCAATGTTTCATTTCCACTTTCATTTGCGATAGCTTCCAATTCCAACACTCTTGAAGCTTTCAAATTTCCATTTTTGTCCTTTTTCAATAGCAAGTCTATTAATTTCTCCAACTCTGGTTGTTCATTAGTTGTTAGTTTAGAAATATAATCTTTTACCTTAGCTATTCCACTATGTACAGTATCATCAAAAGAATCTATTATTCTATGTCCAATTATTATAGATAAACTTCCATCACTTGTTGTAAAAGTGTGGCTTCTTTGAGTTTCTTTTATTCCATACAATTCTTCTTTTAATTCTAAGATAGCTTCAAAACTTTTAAAAATTTCTAGTTTTGTACTTTTTAATATTTCAGCAAGTTTTTCAACTTTATTAAAATTTTCTCTTACTGTCTCATCTACAACTCCTTTATATTCTTTTATTTTTTCTTTTCTTTTAGCTTCCTTTGCTTTTTCTTCCTCTAATACTGCCTTTCTCATTGCCTCTTTTTCTTCATCTATTAATTTATCAAAATCCATTATTTACCTCCATTTTTATATTGATATTCTTTTAATTCTTCTAACCTTATAAATTCTTCATAACCTGTTAATATATCCTCTAATACTGCATAAACACCATTATTATATTTGTATACATAAAGTATTCTATTGATTCTATACAAGTCTTTAAATTCCATAGTTAATCCTTTAATTTTTTTATATAAATAATTCCAAATGTAGCATCCGTTGTTTTATACTTTTCTTTTACTTTTTTTTCTTCATTCTCTTTAATTTTTTTTAGTTGCTCACTTGTCATTTCACTATCAAATATAGATGTCCAACCTGCAAACATTATAGTTCCTGATATTGAATACATACCACTTATATAGTATTTATATGTTCTTTTCTTTCTAAAAATCCATTTCTTATATTTAAAATCTTGTCCTATATTAAATCCTGCTATAAACATAGCTAAAACTAATCCACCTAATGCCCAATCACTCATTAAAATCTCCCTCGAAAGCCATTTGAACACTTTCAAAATAACACTATTTCAATTAACACTACCTTAACTTAAATTTTTTTATTAATTTTATTTATGATTTTTTTTGATTCTTCCATAAGTTCATAATATCTTTCTTTTGCTTTGTAATTTCCATTATTAAAAGCTTTTATGTAATCTTTTCTCTTAACTAATAGCTTAGCTAATTGGTTAAGTTCTTCATCTACTATTACTGCTTTTTCTCCATATTCTTTAATAAGTTCTTGTTTTGCTACTTCTGTTAATGTAAAATCTTTCATTATTATCCCTCCCTAACTAATAACTAGCATTGTAATCGCTGCTTTTATAGAATCTTCTGTAATTTTTAAACTCATGTTTTGATTTGCAATATCACTTGCCAAACTCAACAAGTTAGATAGTTGTCTTGCTGAACCTTTTACAGTCATATTTATTAAACTAAATAACTTTGTTAATTCAGTTTCTGTATATAAATCAACTTCATTTTTTAAGAAATTTCTAACTATTTTAGCTATATCATCAATTTTTAAATCTCTTAAACTCATATTTACAACTGCCCTAGAATATAGATATTCATATTCCTTTCTTTGTGAATATATTTTTGATTTTAATGCTTCTGTACCAGCAATTATTATTCCTGCTCCTGTTTGGTCTCCAATGCTTCTTACTATATCAATTATCGCAGGTTTTAGATGTTCCCCTTCATCAATTATGATAATAGTCTCTGTAAATCTAATAGCATCCTTTATTCTTTCTTTCACAGTATCAGCTGAACCAGTATAATCTATCTTTAATTCTCTTGCTATTTTCTTGATTAGTCCAACAGCTGATATTCCATTTTCAGCTGTTATAAAAACTCCTCTTCCTTTATATTGCTTTACCCAATCCATAAGAGCATGTGTTTTCCCTATTCCTGCTCTTCCAAATATATAAGCAATTTTTGCTGACTCCACTATTTGTTCAACTGCATTAGAAGCTACATACTTTTTTATAATATTAGCAGCATAAAATATTTTATTTTTTACTTCTGTATCAGCTGTAAAATCTATTCTTCTCATCTTTTGTTGATGTCTTTTTAAGAAATCTACTATTTTTTCTCTTATTGCTTCAATATCTCCAACATAAGTTCCTTTTTTATATTCAGAAAGTGTACTACTCCCAATCCCTACATTTTTTGCTATTTTACTGAAACTTAATTTTCTATCTTCTGCAAATCTCTCTAATTCACTTATTATCTCTCTATCTCTATTGTCCATGTTGTTACCCCTTTCATTCTATTTCTACATATAAATCTTTATCAATATAAACTTTCCTTTTAGTTTCTTTGCTTGTCTTATCTTCAATAACTTCTGCTTCTATAATATTTTCCCTCTCTTTCAACTCAATTATTCCACTATCATCTCTTATTTTTTCTCTAATTCCTAAAATTTGTGAACTTAAACTATTAATTTTTTTAAGTCTATTTTTATGTCTTTTTATAGCAGTAATATCATTAAATCCTGCTTCTTGAAGTTTATTAGCTTTGCATAAAAATTCACCTGTTTCTAAATATACATAAAGACTTTTTAAATCATGAGGATCATATTTGATTTTAACCTTCTTAGTTTGATGAAAATACAATTGCTCATGCTCATAAGTATAGCCCATAAACATAATTCCATTTTGCTGTACTATACGAATATCCTCATATAAAAATAATAATCTTAATTTTTCTTCAGAGAGCATTCTTCTGCTCTCAATTGGATACTCTTCATTAAAAACTTCCAATGGAGTCCTATTATTCATCCCTTTTCCTCTATGTGCCTTTAATCCTCCTGCCCTTCTTATTGCATAAAATAAATGATTCTTTTCTTTTATAAAGCTTTCTATTTCTGCCTCAACTTCTTGTTGCTCTGGAATTAGACCAACAGCTAATTTTCTTCCTGCAAAACTTTTCATGTGTTCAGGTCTTGCAACTGCATTTTCTCCTACATAGCTATAAAATCTTTTTGAAAGATTTTCTCTAAAATCTCTAAAATATCTTTCAATTTCCTTAGCTTGTGCATTGTAAGGTAAAGCATGTGTTACATGTATTCCAAGCCCTGCATATATTCCTTCTAGTTCTTTTTCTTCATCTCCCTTTAAAACTTTACTCTTGTATGCTTTCCCATTGTCAGAATAAATTGCACCAGGAACACCATAATTTTCTATACTTCTTTTTAATGCAATTGCTATGCTTTCAGTTGTTTCTGTATAAGATATATTCCAGCCTACAATCATTCTACTTTTTAAGTCTTGCCAAACTACTAAAACTGGTCTTGCTGTTTCTCTTTCTCCATTACTTTTCTTTCTTCCTGTATAGCAAATAACATCTAAATCATGTCCATCACTCAACCATATATCCCCAGCTTTTACATCATGTAAATCTCTTACTATATGTGGAGTATGTGTATCTTTAAACTCTTTAGCACCCATTCTTGCTTTATTTTTTTCTATAATATTTACATCATTATTTAAGAAATTTCTAAGAGTTCCATAGCTTATAACAATCTTTCCATAATACTCAGTAATTTTTTGCCATACTACTGTTATTTGTGGCTTATTTTTATTAAAATATAACTGTTTTGCTAGCTCTAAAACTTCTGAATTTACTCTTCTAATTCCTTTATTATCTCCATGTGATGAAGCTAATGCTAAAGGATTATCTTTATTTTCTTTAAATACCTTAAACCACCTTCTTAAAGTAGGGACTGTTATTCTTTTCAGTATCTTCATTTGTGTTGGATACTTTTCAGCTACTGTTTTTACAAAGTTTTCTATTATATCTCCTTTCTTTTCAAAACCTTGTTCATATTCTTCTTGCAAACCTAAACATATAATATATCTTGAATTAGCAACTCTTTGATTCCAAAGAGGTAACTCATCTATATTTTTAGCTTCCTTTTTTGCTCTTGTTCTTGTTGCAATTTTTTTTTCTTTTAATACCAATCCTAGATCCTTATCTACTTCATCCTTTAAGTAAAAATTTTTATAAGTTTTTCCAACTTTTATTTTTTGTATCTTCCAACCTTTTTCTTGTGCATACCTTAAAGCTACTGTTCTGCTTCTATCTAAGAGTCTTTCTATGTCTTTTATTGTGTACAAATTATCCATAAAAAGCCTCCTTAAAATATTTTTACTCCCATTTCTTTTTCAATTTTGTTTTCTACTTCATAATCACGATTCACTGGAATTTCTCTTAAAATTCTATGTATTTTATCTATATCAACTCCTAATTTCTTAGCAAATCCTGTTGCAGTTATACCTTTTTCTAGTAAAAATTTACTAAAAAGTTTATATTTACTATCTCTTTCAATTATATTTTTAGGAGTATTTTCCAATATTTTTAAAGCCCTTTTTTCTACTTCATGAAGCTCTCCATTTTTAAATTTTATAGCTTCATACTGTGTAAGTTCTAACATTTTAATCATTTGTAGCCAAGAAACTTCACAATCTATCATTTTCTTTTTAAGCTCCATTATTCTTAAAAGATTTTTTCTAATCTCTACAACCTTCTTTTCTACACTCTCCATAAATTTTTAACTCCTTTTCTATCTTTGCGATCATTGTTTTATATGTTTCTTTGTTCTTATAACAATGATTTAACATGCCTATTAAAAATTTTTTTCTTTCCATTAGCTCTCCTTTTATGCTATACTTATATATATTATTTTTAGTAGGACTTCTAACTTTGGTCGGCTGGGAGTCCTATTTATCTCTATAATCAACACCTGCTCTTTTATAAAATTGTCTTATACTTGTTTTTTTCTTAACTCCTAGATATTTTGCAGCTCCTTCCTCATCTCCTCTTCTTAAAAATACTTCTAATGCAATTCCATGTCTAATATTTTCTATTTTGTATCTTTGCCCTAAATATTTTTCAGTTGCTTCATTATTCCAATTAATTAAAGTATAAACTGTAACATTAAATATTCTTTCATTTATCGCCTCCCTATCACAATGTCTTTGAATTTCTCTTAATAATTCTTTACTCACCTTCTTTTCCATTAATGTGCTATTTTCAAAATCAATATCATCAAGTTTTAAATTTGCTAATTGTCCTAGATTTAAACCTGCTTCTCTTATTATTAAGTACATCAACCTCACTTTCCCAGCTACTGATCCTTCTAATATATTAAAATCATTTAAGCTTATAAAAACTTTTGGTAAAAATTCTCTTTTATAATTTTTAATACTTGCTGTAATATCTAAGCCTAGAACCTCTTCAAAAAAGAATTCTAAAGCATTCAAATAAACACCTCTTGTATTTTTACTAACTTTCTTTAAATTAATATCTAGGTATCTAACCACATCCTCTCTTTTTATATCAATAGATTCTTTATTTACTTCATTTAGAAAATTTGTAACTGTTTGAACATATAGCTTTTTTGTTGCTTCACTATATCCTCTGAAACTTAATTCTGTTTTTAAATTCAATATGTCAAAATCGTTATTATTATTCTTCATCATCCTTTCCATATACCTCATCTATTAAACTATTGATTGCTTCTCCCATTTCGTCCTGTGCTTTTATGATTATTTCTATATTTGTCTTTATGAGTTTAATGTCTTCAAGTGAATTTTTAACTTGTTCAAACATTTCTAAAAAATCCTTTATTTCCTCATCTCTTGACTTTATTAAATCAATCATTTCATCAAGTTGAAGTTGCTGTTTTTGGATTCCAGGAGTTTGTAAAATTAAATTTCCACTTCTTAATTGTTTCATTATTTCTCTTATTCTTCTTCTAAATTTTTTAGAAATTTCAGTATTTGCTAGCATTGAAACTTCATATAAACCATCTTCTGTAAAAACTCTTTTTTCTCTTTTCTTTTTTATTCCATTTTCAATACTATCTACCTTTTTTAAATAAGAAAATTCTATATTTTTAAGTTCTTGATTAGAATCAATTAATTTTTTAATTCCAACAGAATCTGCATAACCAATAGCTTTTGCTAATTCAGTCATTTCTATTTCAATAGAATTATTTTTTATAAGAACTTTTATTTGTGTTCCATTAAATTCTATTAAATTCCTATCCTCTTCCATTAGTTCTCCTTTTACTTTTTAGCAACTATTAATTTTCAAAAAAATCTTCAAACACTGCATTTTCTTCAATTAAAATATTTCCATTATCATCTATCTTAAAGCCTTGTCTAAAACATAATGATGACCATTTATACCAAAGTTTTCCATTTTCAATGATAAATTTACTTTTTTTATTTCCTTTTAGTAAAGCTTCTTTTAAATTAGTTGAACATTCTCCCCAAGTAGCTTTATTTTCAATTAAATCATCATAAATTACATCTCTATCATATTTCCCATCTATTATTAAGAAATCTGAATAAATTTCTATTACTTTTTCTCTAATTTCATTTAATTCTTTTTTAAAAGTCCAAGTTTTTTCATTACTATTCCATTTAGCCTTAGATTCTCTTGCAAATTCCACAAACTTAGAGTTATATGGAGTTTCTGTTACAACTTCATTATTTCTTTTAAATACTTTTACAATTTTTGCCATAATTTTTAACTCCTCATTTTTAATACTTTTTTAGTTTTTTATTATTTCAGTTTTTTTCTATACTCATCATCTCCTTTATTTTTTTATGAATTTTGTACATCTACCCACCTTTCTAATTTTTTTATATTAAATAAATATATATTTTTTTCTTATTTTTCTTTAAAAAATTAATCACAATCTATTTTTTAGAGTTGTGATAAATTTGTAAAATATAAAATCTAATCTACATTAAGTTAAAATAAATCTAAATTTATGGTATAATAAGTCATAGATTTTATTTAAAAGTTAATTTTTATATACTCTTTTAGTATGATTTTTCTTACTAGGTAAAATATATCATACTTTTTTAAGAGTGTCAAATTTTTTTTAAACTTTTTTCATACTTTTTTTAAGTGAGGTGAATTATGTACGAAATAGGTAAAAAAATTGCTACTTTTAGAAAAGAAAGAAAAATATCTCAAACTGAATTAGCTAATTCTTTAGGTATTACTAAACAAACTATTATAAAATATGAAGCTGAAAAAAATTCAGTTCCTGTTGATACACTAGCTAATATCGCTAAAATTTTTAATATTCCTATTGAAGCGTTTTTTTCAGATGAATCTAATATTTCACAAGAAGATTGGAAAAATAAAGGTACAGTCAAAATTCCTATAATATCAAAAGCTTCTGCTGGATTAGGTGTTTATGCAAGAGATGAAATTTTAGACTGGCTTGAAGTTTCAAAATCAATAGCTAAAGAAGCTACTTTTGCAACTTTTATTGATGGAGACAGTATGGAACCAAAAATTCATGATGATGATCTTGTACTTGTACAAGAAACTTCTATGCTTGATAATGGGGAAATAGGAATTTTCTTTTTAAATGATGATGTATATTGTAAAAAATTTCAATATAACCAATTTACAAAAGAAATTACTTTGAAATCAATAAATAAAAAATATGAACCAAAAGAAATTACCAAAAACGATGATTTTAGGATAATTGGTCGTGTTGTAGCAGTTTTTGATTATACTATTTAACTGTACTATTTCAACCAGTATAAATTTATATACTGGTTGATTTTATTTGCTATTATTTATTTTTTTACTTTCATCTTACTTTTAGAATGTTCTATTATAGTATTTTTATTATTTTTTTTTAATTAGCTTTTATTATTTACTTTTTGCACATCGTTTCTCACTTTTTAAACTTAACTATTTTTCATACTTTTATTTTTATAAGCCTTTTAAAGCCTTTCAAATTCTTTTCTTGATATTTTATATCACTTACTTTTATTAAAAGCCTTATTTTTAATATTATTTATAGTGCTGTGCAAAGAAAAGTTTAAATTTTTTATTTTTTCTTATTTGCACACCTTAAAAACTTCTTTGAATAAAAAAAGAATATCTTTAAAAGTCCTCTCGAACGGCTTCTGAACTTTTATGAATATTCTCACTTTTTTCTATTAACGCTGTCTAAATTCTAAAATTTTTACATTATTTTTATTATTTATTCTCATTTTTTCTTACTTTTTCACACATATAATTTATTCTTTTAAATATCCTATTATTCTATATTTAATTAATATTTTCTTTTATATTTTCCTATGATCATTTCATCTTTACCCCCACACATATTGTTAAATATATTTGTGAATTTAAATTCTAATATAGAAATACATAAATTAGCTTTAAAACTATCAACAGTTACCTCTGCTCCAATATTTAAATTCTAATATAGAAATACATAAATGCATTCAAAAATACTTGAAAGATGTGAAATTTGTAATTTAAATTCTAATATAGAAATACATAAATCATCTGCTGCACTAACTTGATTTACTGTTGCAGTTTTATTTAAATTCTAATATAGAAATACATAAATTGTAAATCTGGAACTAATTTATTTTCTATTAAATAATTTAAATTCTAATATAGAAATACATAAATGCAAGCCGAACTTGGTAAAAAATTAATGCCAAAATTATTTAAATTCTAATATAGAAATACATAAATCAGGAGTTGCTGAAATAGAAATAGAATGTTTATCTGAATTTAAATTCTAATATAGAAATACATAAATATAGAATGGGGGTATTTGCAAACTTGTGATATAGACATTTAAATTCTAATATAGAAATACATAAATAGCTACCTAAAAAAATTACTCCCATATAATACTTTTTTTATATTTTTTTGTCAATGTAAGTTTTTCAGTAAAAAATAAAAAAATTTAATTTCTTAAAATTTTTTTATTTTCTTAAATTTATTTATAAATAAAGACTTTTTTGACTTTTGTCAATCTTCCAGTAATTTTACATTATGAGAGGTAGACAATAAATTTTAT